TAGTAGAATGGTACATAGTAAGAATTAGGTAGTTCTTAATATATTCTAAACGAAGTTTGGCCTAATGTCTCTGGTTTGGCAAGGTTAAACTGCTGTAAACATAAATAACCAAAAGCATCAAATGCGTGGTCAACTCCTAAATTCTTGTTTGGCATACCTGTATTTGGAGCATATGTAAGAGTTCTAAGTGCTTTTATCAATTCTTTACATCTTGGGTGAATAAAAGTTCGCCTTGCTCCATTTGCATCAAGCAATGCAGTATTAACAGCAGTGATCTTATCTCTAACTTTCCAGGGTGATTTAGGACTCATAACAGTAAAACCATTCCTTCTCAAAATCGTATGGTCAGTAACACCAACTCCACTAGTTTTTCTTGCACTACCCGTTGGGTCAGGACACGCAATTACTCTTCTATCTACCCCATATCTGCGTATAACTTCTTCCGCAAAATCCCAAGTTGTAGCTCCACCCGTCAACATGATCTCATCAAACACATATAAGTTATCTTCGTGCTTAACAGCACAAATCCCTGCCATCGGATCTACGTTAAAATCCAACCCAATCAGCAAGGGCATCAAATGAAAATCCTGTACTTCCTTGTCAATATTGTCATCATCAAAACTAACAGCTACTAAACCAGTAAGATTTTCAAAACTGGCTTCAAATTCTTGCCTAAATGTCCTTTCATCTAATTGACTTCTAGCTGCTTCAACTTCTTCTGGAGCGACATTACCCCCTTCAATCGTGGTAAAGCTCCATCTATGCCAATCATCTCTTTCCGCTTCCCCACAAAAACACCACATATCATAAAACCAACTCGCAGTTCCATCAGGTGTACTAATAAATAAAGCCCACCCCTGTTTATCGGCTAGAGCAGGTCTAATTACCTCTGCCCATACATCTCGATCCATAAATGCAGCTTCATCTAAAACAACTCCTGATAAGCTTCTACCTCTTAATGCCATTGCATTTTCAGTTCCTTTTAGTTCAATACTCGATCCATTTATTAAATCCAGTCTCAAATCAGTCTCATTTTTAGCTTTTACCCAGATTTTTGGTACTAATTTCTTCAATTCCTTCCATGCAATGTCTTTTGCCATCCGATATGTCGGTGCACAGTAAAAATATGTCTCCCCTGGTCGATTTATCGCTCCACGAAGCAGTTCTATACAAGCTAAGTATGATTTTCCGAATCTTCTTCCTGCTACTAATATTCTAAATCTCTTTTCTGAGTTAAATACTTGCCCTTGTGCATATCTAAGGGTTATTGATTCGTCTTTTGATCCCATATTCGTATTTTCTAATTTATCAGATAGATCACAAAGACATTTAATAGCACCAACTTGAGCATAATTGCTAGGTTTTAACTCCATACATTAAAAAATAACAGATTTTTCAACTAATACCCCCTATTTATAGCCTAATTTACTATTTCTAGGTTATCATTCAATTAATACTTTATCTGATTGAGTCCGTGGCTGAATCTTTTATGTCTGGTTTTATTCCAGAAGAACAGAAACAACAACAAGAAAAAAGAAAAAGACGTTCTAAATTTGCTTGCAATACAAAAGAGCACATTCAAGCTAGAAGTCAAAGGTTATACTCTCGTCAACTTGAGGGTAAAACAACAAGACAGCTTGTTTTAGAACACGCAAAGATTGAAGGCATCGCAGAAACTTCTGCCTGGAGCGATTGGAGCCGAGTAAAGCAATGGAACAACGAAGATTGGGAGAAAGATAGAGAAAATATGCTTCCAAGGCTTCAAGCAATGAGAGTGAGATTATTCAACAAAGCAGTTTCAAAAGGTCAATTACAGACGGCAGCCCAAATATTAGATTCATTAGGTAAGGTAATCGGAGAGTCAGTAGAGACAGTAAACATCCAGGCACCTCAACTATCTATAAAAGTAGAACAGCAGTAGTATAAATGTATCAGTAACAAAGATCTGAGATATATATTTAAGTTACCCGCAAGTCGATTTTAGCAAAAATAATCTGCAACCCTGCCCCTCTAAGGCCTCTGTGTGGCTCTCTGACAGCATCATAACATCATTTAGGTACAATCGTACCCGTAGCACCTAGCAGCCCACACAATCGATTCTAGACCTATATTTTTTAATTGTTACTATATGTAAACAAATGACATACTTTTTGCTTGACCTATGCGGTCACTTGTGGCATCATAGATATTAAGTAGGTGAATCAATACGCTATCAAGTAGGCTGCTCTTAGGAATCAGGAGCCGAACACAGGACTACCCACCAGTAGAACCGCCCCAGACCTCAAACCTTCTGCGGATAAGTTTTTGAGCTTACGGACAATCGGCGTTAGAAATAGATCTTTTACTCTTTTACTTCTAGGCTGTAGCACTCACGAAAATAACAGGAAGCAAAGGGGCTTAAGACTTCGGTCAAGTCTTCTTTCTCCCTCCACAGATTACTTCACGAACTAGCACAGCCTACAAGTAAAAGGTAATACCTCTTACTTAATTTCCATTTCATTCAAAAGGATTTTTTCTCATGGCTCAAGCCTATGCAATCACCCAATATAACGGGTTAGATTATCAAAACGGATTTCAACCTAAGTGGAATTTGGTAAGCGAGCGAAACGACCAGAAAGCAGCTTTAAAAGTTGCCGAAGTTCTAAATGCTCGCACCAAATATATACACAGAGTTGAAGTTGTTCGACCTATTGAACTTCCAAAATTCAGCATATTAAAACCTGCTAAATCTGAAGCTCAACAACTTGTAATTCCTGCAAGTTTCAAAGTGATTAAAAAAAGAAAATCATTTTTCCGCAGATTATTAGGAGCTTTTTTCTAATGTCAGAAGAAGAATTTGAAATCTATTTTGCTGGCTGTAATTGGGGTTCAACTTTCGAGTTGTTCCCTAAATTAGAAAAGCAAATTAATTATGACCCAGAAACAAAGGAGATCAACAAGCATGACTAGACAATTAGATTATCCAAGAGATACAGACAACCTAAAAGAAGCCACTTCTTACAATGGTTGGACTAATTATGAAACTTGGAACGCTGCATTGTGGTTGGATAATGATTATTTTTATTATTCAATCATGATGATGCAAAGTGTCAAAACTTTTGAAGATTTTATTAAAAAGATTCAAAGCATAACAGTAAACAATCTTGACGCAGATTGGGATTGGCGTTTCAAAACAGGAGACGGGATTTCTTGGAACGATCCAAAAATAAACATCTCAGAAATTGACGAAAAAATTAAGGAGCTAAAGGAGAATTAATTTTCTCCTTTTTTCCTGTAAAAAAATTTCATTTATCCTAAAAAAAATTATGGCTGTCATGAATGGCAAAAAATCTCAGGTCAAGCCTGAAGAACTAATTGTGAATGAACTAATTCAAGCGATTGAATCAGGTAACACAAAATTATGGCGTAAAGAGTGGACTGTTAAAGGCGGTTTTAGAAACGTCTTGACAGGCCATGAATATCAGGGTGGAAATCCTGCTCTTTTATGCTTGCAAAGTTCTATAAGAAATTGGCATTTACCACTTTTTATAGGTGCAGGTCAAGCACGCTCCATAAATTGTTTACCAAAAAAAGGTTCAAAATCTGCTCGGATTCTTCAACCACTTTTGAGAGAATTTGAAACAAAAGAAATAGATGAAAACGGAGAAGTTAAAAAAGGTCAGTATATGTCCTATAAATGCGTTCCCGTTTTTAATGTCGCTGACATTCGTGGACTTGATGATGAAGCATCAAAAAAATTAGAAAAGCTAATTGATGATGCAGTTTTAACTGCTACTCCTAGACCTTTAGACGAAAGGGTTAAAGATGCCCATGATCGTTTATTTCAATGGGAGAAAGAAGTTAAAGCAGTCATCAAAGGTGGAGATAGAGCCTACTACAGGCCATCAACTGATGAAATCGTAATTCCAAAAAGATACAACTTCAGGAATGACGAAAGTTATCTTGCCACCTTTGCCCACGAATGTGTTCATTCAACAAAAGCTGATGGAAGATTATCTCGAAATAATCTTTCTTATGCTCAAGAAGAGTTAGTTGCTGAATTAGGAGCTTATCTAATTTGTAATAGATTACAGATTTCTAATTTAGACACTATGAATCATGCAGCCTACTTAGAAAGTTGGTGTCCAATGCTGAAAAGCGATCCAAAAATCCTTTTCAAATCACTAGCTATGTCAAGTAAAGCTGCTGACTTGGTAATAGGGGAGCAATAGCTCCTCTTTTTCTTTTTTATTAATTATGAAAAATTACAAAGCAACCGATCCTGAAATGATTCAGGCTCAAAAAGACTTGGCTGAAATGTCAAATTTATCTGATCGTGTAATTACTAACGATAAAGATTTATTTGATGAGTTAAGTACGATCCAAAGAAAATTATGTCAAATTTCTGAATTAAAAGCACATTTTCTTCAGAGATATGAAAACATACTTGATGAACAGCATCAAATAGAAACAAGGCTCGCAGTATTTCAACATGAAATGCTGCATAGTTTTGAATTATGCTTTCGTTATTACAAGACAAAAAAGAAGGGCTTTAAATAGCCCTTTCTTTAAAATATTTTTCTCCTTTTAATTTACACCTAGTCCAAATTAACGTTCCATAAAGTTTAGAATCTTGTTTCATAGCTTTGGTTAAGAGATTATCCCACTCTTCAGAGGATAATTCATTCAACTTGTAAGGGTTATAACCCATTTGTTCGATAGAAAGTAGGTAAGACTTAATTAGACTCATGATGATACTGTTACTACATCATTAAATATAGCATAATGGATTGACAATTACACAAATATAATGTTATTGTTAGAAAGAGTTCACTTATCCTAAATTTATGAACCAAAACGATAGAGACTTTCAAAAAGTCTTACAAGCCTTAACTGCCTTTGATAAGAAATTATCAAATCTTGAAAATATAGTTGAGAAAATGGTTAAAGCTAATTACAACTATGCAACGAGCCAACAAGAATTAAACAAGCAGCAATCCTCACTCAATAAAGATTTAGGTGAAGGTATCAAGATGCTTGGAAATAGTATGTCTGACATTATTAAATTTCTACAAAAACTAGGAGGTAACAACTAATGGGATTAGATATGTACTTCGAGGGAACTTTTTCAACAAGAGCTTTTACTGAAAGAAAATTTGATGACAGAAGAAATGCTGAAATTGACCCTGACTTTGAAACTACTCTTGAGTCTATTGGTTTTGAAAGCGCTCCAATAGAAATAACAAATTGGAATTATTATTCAATTAATCTCCCTATTGCTTATTGGAGAAAAGTTAATTGTATCCATAACTGGTTTGTTGAAAATGTTCAGGGTGGGAACGATAACTGTGACCGTCATTACGTTAGTGATGAAAAGATAAAAGAGTTAGTTGAAGAAATTGACAACATTTTAGATGAACCCGATCCAAAAACAAAATTAGCTAAAGCAGAAGCTAACTTACCTAATACAACAGGTTGTTTCTTCGGTTCTCAGGAATACGATAAGTATTACTTTGAAGACCTTAAATACACTAAGGAACGTATGCAAGCCTGTTTGGATTGGCAAAACAAAATGGCAGGAACAGGTAAATGTTTCGATAGCTTCTATTATCAATCATCTTGGTAGGAGGTATATATATGTCGCACCCAGTAAATACTGAGATTTTAGAATCTCTATTCGATGAACAGATTGATGCTGTTCAAAAAAGATTTCCCTCCCTTTCAAATAGGGAGGTTGAAATCATCGCAGCCAGAAGAGCTAAACGTCTTTTTTGGGAGATGGCTCAATGAACATAACAGAATCTAGAGATGAAGCCTTTGAAGCGATAGCAGAGATGCTACGTTCCAATGTAAAGAAAACAAAGATAGCTTCTCAACTTGCTGCTGATTATTGCGTAAGTGATAAAACAGTTTACAAGTGGATTACCAGAGTTGAAGAAATGTACGATATAGAACCTATAGAGTCTATTC